AGAGAATATAGATTTTATAGATAAGCTTAGTTTATTTAAAACCATTTTTACAAATGACATATGTAATACACCATATTTAAATAAACAACTGGTGTTTAGTTTACCTGTTATGCATACTAATAAAGTGAAATTTAATAATATTGTAAATAGATGCAATTACAATATTTACTGTATTCAAATGAGACCTTTATACGGGGAAACAGTAAATATAAATTATATAAATAAGAATAGGAAGTGTATTTTCATAGTTAAACCAGTTATTAAATCTGATATTTATGAATTATATACGATAGAAAACAAATATACTGGGAATGCTTATATAAATACCTATAAAAAGAGTGTTTTTATGAATAGTATATTTAGGAAAATAAAAGAAAATATTAGATTAGATACAATAGAGGAAAGTGATTCCGATGATGATTTTGAGAACATAAATATGGATAAATATATTATTAAAGAACAGGCTAAAATGCAGTGCGAATATAACTTAGAGCATAAACAATGGATACCTATAAAATTGGTGGATTAACATTCTAGATTAATATGGCATTTGCCTTTTAGTATTTGCTCTTTTTCTTCTTTTTCTTCTTTTTGTTCATTATTGTACTCTATATTGTATTTGTTTTTTTTGTAAAAACTTAGACGTTTTAACCATTGTTTTTTAAATAGATTATGACCATCAATTATATCAATTACCATAGGTTTCTCATGTTTTTCTCTCAATATACGTCCAACTGCCTGCGTAACATCTGTCTTAGGTGTTGCCATTATAAGCGTTGTTAATGTTTTAATGTCCAAAGCTTCTTCAGCCATGGCATACGTCGCCAATATTATTTTTTTGGATTCAGATATTTTTAGATCGGTTTGTTTCATTCCGCCAATATAATACCCTACAGAACCTATATTCCTGTTATTTATTGCGTTATAAATGTAACTCAATAAGTTTTTATTATGGGCTAATATCATAATCTGTTCATTCAATTTATCTGCTACTACATTTTTTAAAATAGATAAAATGAATTCGGTTCTTGGATTATATTCACAGATTTTTTTTATCATAATTGCATAATTAGGAGTTCCCTTATAATTAAGAACCGTGTCGTTGAATTCCGCGTCATCCACAGAATAGTGCATCGCTTTTACGAGAACACAATCAGTACTTTCTCTTTTATATTTAGATGCAACTTCACCTATAAACATCTTGAATACTTTAGATAATCCATCCTTTCTTACCATTGTTGCTGATAATCCAAGCATATAAGTTGTTACAATTTGGAATAGTGAATTGCTGAAAACTTCGGCGGCTATATGATGTGTTTCATCAATTATTGTAAACCCGAACTGGTCTATTATAGATTTAGGATACGTTTTTTTAGATAATGATTGTATCATTCCAATAACAATGTCTTTTTCATCAGTATCTATAAGTTGTCCTTGAATTCGTCCAATCTTGGCACCAGGTAAAAATTGGTTTATTCTTTCCACCCACTGTTCTAAAAGAAACTCTTTGTGCACCATTACGAGTGTTTTTTTCTTTAGCATAGAAATAATATATAATGCCATGACTGTTTTACCACAACCACATCCAACTTCTAAAAGACCACCGCCTACGCTATGTGCTTTGTTTAGATATGATTCAATAATAGGTTTTTGGAATTCCATTAAATTTCCTGTAAAATTTAATGAAATATCTTGCCCGGAATGTATCTTTATTTTGTTTGGTTTTCCATATAAAGATTCACCGAAAAATCGCGGAATATACAATTTATCGTTTGATTCGCGATAGACAGGAAATTCAACGGCAGAATTAATGGAAGATTTAGGAACATATGGTTTTACTGTAAGTTCTTTTCTTATATAATTCTGTTCTTTTATAGATATAGAATCTTTGTAAATAGAATAACCCTTATTTCCTAAATATGTATTTGCCATTATTATATCTGTATTATGATATATTTTTATTTCAATTTTGAAAATATAATATTTATAATAAATATATGAAAATTTTTAATAAGAATTACGACATGAATGAAATATTGTTAGGAGCATTTTTATTTGTTTTAATAGTAATGACCATGAATAAAACTATACCAGAAGAACTAGAAAATGTTATAATGTCATTTCAAGGTATGTTTGTTTCATTATTATTTTTATTAGTAGTTTTCTTTAAATTTAATAGTGTTGTAGGTATATTATTAGTCATATTTTTATACTTATTGTTTTCTAAAATGAACTCAAAACCACACGCAAAACCGCACACACAAAATATTGTGAATAAACCAAAAGAAATAAACCATGTCAAGAAAAACAAAGATAAAAAATCATATAAATCATTAGAAGAAGAGATAGTCCATACCATGTTACCTATTGCAAATAAAAACAATGTATCGCAACTCAAATATACGGCATCATCAAGTTCGTCGGAACTTTATACATCTGTTTAATAAGTTTAATTTATAAAATTTATTAAACTATTTTTAAATACTTTGTTTAAGGCTCACAATACCAGGTCTCGCGTTCGCCATGCCTCGTCTGAATAACTGTCGCGGCCACGTGGGTGTTGCCCGGCCTGCCGTCGCCCCGACAGAGAACCGCTCAACGCGCTTTTTTTTTTAATACTTTGTTTAATATTATATTAAATGTAATACATGAAATTATACCAATAATAATACCCAGTATAGTTTCAGCAATTGGTACTACATAATTATTTTTATAATGCCTGTAGTTCTTCTTGCGCGCGGAGTTGCGTTTTGCCCCCCCACCAATATATTTCCTTTCTAAGTCTTTTAATTGTCGGTTTAAAGCAACATTAAGATTCCTCTTTCTTCGTCTTTTATTACGGTTTACTTTGTTATCCTCACTCCTCCCCTCACGAAATCCTTCATTATCATCATCATCATCGTCTTCATTATTAGCATTATTAATTGCATTTGTGATATCTTTTACAATATTATTGAATGTATATCCACTATTTAATTTTAATAAACTATCTTTATCCATTTTAGTCATAATTTCCTCTTCTGTTGTATTTATAGGAGAACAATCTATAACAATCTCATTATCATCCACGCCGTCGGTCCCGTCATCGTCGCTCCCACCACCACCACCACCACCGGTTGTATCTACTCCGAGTCCAGCCGCATCACTTCTAAGTGTGGAACCTAATATAGTTTCATTGTACAATGTCCCATTTCGGATTGCATAGATTTCATCAGTAGTATCGCTAGTCAATGTTTTATGAACATTCTCGCTAGAAAGATAATGGTAGTTTAAATATGGGTTAGCATAATTAATAAGATGATTATCGTTATATGATAAATCATCTGGGTAATACCTCGGCTCGTAAAATGGTGATTGATCATTAGCATCTTCATCACATCCTTTGTAATTACCGTAACCATTATCGCCGTCGCATAAACTGTTTAATTTTTGCAGTTGTGGTAAATCCATGAAACTACCATTCCAAAATGATTGATCGACATCCCACTCTACATATTGTTGGGTGTAGAATATTGTTATAGTATCATCATCCTCTTCATAATATACCTGATCTTTGTCTTTAATATTTCCCATTAAAGTTGTTAAGTCTAGACCGTTTGGATCAGGTGTACTTTGGTACGAGAGGTCCACATAGCAGTCATCGCCCCCCATCAAAGGGTCTTTGGAACGAAATGGAATGACAAGGACTAATTTTTTACCACTATTGTTTACATGATGTATTTCTAACTGTCTTCTTTCATAATAACATTTATCACCATACGCGTTATCGTCGGCCGACGCATCAGGCCAATCATAATCATCATCATCATCATCATCATCATCATCATCATCACCTTCACCATCACCACCCGTATCAGGTGGTATTTTATATAGAACAATGGGTTCATGATCCAGGTCATGATCTAATCTATATACATTACCTGTTGTTTTGCTGCTACCATCAAAATATAACACATTTGTATAATCAGTAGGAATATATTTAATATTTATTGAAGTACCTAAGGATGAATAATCATATATTAATTGTGGATCACGTCCCTCATTATAATTATCAGCTGCTAAAACTTCAAATATTTTATATATTTTAGTCATTATATAAATTCATTATAAAATAAATTATATTGTATAATGAATTATATTTTATAATGAATTATATATATATATGAAACTAACAAAAGGTAAAATAAATAGAATTATGAATAAAAAAAAAAATTCTAAAAATATAAAAAAGAGAAAATATAAAAGAACAAACACTTGTAATAATAAAGCAAAAAGACATTTGGCTAATAGAACATTAAAATGCTATAAATCGAAAAAACCAAATAAAAAAAAAATATCACAAACCGGATACGATAAACCGTCTGGTTCTCGCTACGCATTAAAGAGACAAAAAGGAGGAGGGGGATTTGATAAATATATAATAGATGAAAATATTATCAATAATACCAAAGCTTGGTTGAATACACAACATAAAATTTATAAAGAGTTGCATGATATAGGAGTGTTAGACAATAAAAAAGGTATATGGGACAAAAATAGTCGCGAAGAAAGTTTTGGTAAGCTTGATAATAGTGACCCAATAGATAGCGAGGCCCTGATGAAATACAAACAATATATTAAAGACCAAAAATTCGACGCGAGAAATATAAAAAATGCGGAGGCCGCCAACAAGGACAAAGATAATACAAACAAAATACAAGAAGGTATAATAGAAAAATTAAAAAAAGACAAAGAGATGGAAAGTAAATCACGGAACAATTGTACTGATTTATCTATAACATTACTAAAAATTACACCTGAAATATTTAACCAAATAACTAAGAAAGGATATATAACGATAGAAATGACGTCGAATTATGAAGAGAAGACCAAATTTAATATAAGACTACCAAAATTCTCTCTCAAAGTAGGTCATTATTTGGTGGTTGAACCGCCTAATGCAGATACAGAACGTTTGGCATTTGCCGAAAAAATGAAGAATGACATAATTAAAAAATTGGAAAGAAAAATAGAAAAAAGTAAAACAAGCGGATTATGCAATATCCTTATGGGTGATTTTGGTATGTTATCCAGTAAAATGTGTAACAAAGCGGGAAAACTAGCAGACGATGATACTGACGATGATACTGACGATGATACTGACGATGATAATTAGTAATTAATATTATATAAGACATTATGTTATTATATATATGGTATGTAAGACATTGTGTTATTATCATATACAGATACTTTAAATTCATCGTTGTAACCTTTAACCTTAACAATATCATTATCATAAAGATTGTCGCATCCATATTCACAAGTGCAACTCTTGTTTTTATAAATAATTGGTAATTTTATAGAATTATTATTATCATTAATAGTATAAAATTGCCATTTATCTTTATTAGCTATTAATGGTCTGCCCATTAAAGGTAGCATTGTTTCGTCCCCATTAGTTCTTGTTAATATACCTATTTGTCTGTACTCAGCATCGTATCCTTGTGTTTTTATATTAATTGGAACACCAAATCCATTATCATTAATGAATGGTCTATCATCTCTATTAGGTTCAGAATAAGGATTTAATAATATATCATTCTTTTTACAATTGTATCCGTAATTTGATTTCACATTCATATATCTATTACCAGTATTATTACCAGTATTATTACCAGTATTATTATTATTGTTATTATTATTGTTAATAAATAATAATGCTTTATATGCGATATACATACTGCAAAGTATAAGTAAAAGAACTATTATATTATTAAGCTCCTCAGGCATATATAATAATATAATATTAATTATTCATAATTTCCTTTTTAAAAGCATTCCATCCAAAAAGAACTGCTTTATTTAATTTATACCCTTGTTGTTTTATGAATTTAGAATCCATTTTTTTATTTTTAAGTATTTTATTGCGAAGTTTGTTGTTACTTTTAAATCCATCAACTGTCCCTCCGTCGCGCGGGGCGCCGCCGCCGCTGCCGCCACCACCGCCGCTGCCGCCGCCACCGCCGCTGCCGCCACCGCCGCCGCCGCCGCCGCCGTCGTCGTCGCCGCCGTGGTCGTCGTCGTCGTCGCCGCCGCCGCCGCCGCCACCGCCGCTGCCGCCACCGCCGCCGCCGCCGCCGCCGCCGCCGCCACCGCCGCTGCCGCCACCGCCGCCGCCGCCGCCGCCGCCACCGATTGTAATAAACCACTGACTTACCCAATCGTATTTTTCTTTAATAGAAAGATTACTCCAATTGAACCCCTCTACACCGACACCCTCCTTTGTGAATATCTTATCCAGTTGAGATTCAAGAGAAATATCATTATCGGCTTCTAAGTGATCATCATTTATAAGTTCGTCTATCAAGTTCATGATGAGGTCGCGCAAGTCCTCCAAATCAATAATTAGGTGACTGGTGGCGGTGGTGGTAGTAGTATCGCCCGAGTCTACACTCATGCCCCAGATATGAATTGCATGATCTCTAATGGATGTATCCGTGTCTTCGTCGTCTTCGCGTATATTAGTACCAAAGAGTTTTTTTTCTAATGCAATCAAACGATGCCATGCAGCATATAAACAATCTCTTGGGTAAGCCGATGGTTCAAGATAAGTTGTTTTGAAGTCGACCTCATCGTTGCCGTCGCAATCATAAATGTTATATATTTCCCACCAAGTATCTTGGTCTTCCGCCGCAATTCCGCAATTGGAAGTTAAGTCACAACACACCTTCATCGGTGTACCGTCGGCTGTAATCCACAAATCATGTGCACGATGGCAACCTGCTGATTCGTCATACTGCAGAGGACCGTGGGTGAGAATCGAATCATCACATAATGATTGCAATTCTGGATTAGTTGAAACAGTCTTACAATCTGCTGTAGCACGGTCAACATTAGATTTATTATATCTAAAAAGAATCTCTAAAACATCGTCTTTTATCTCTTGATTAGTTAGAGAATTGTTAACGTTACCACTAACCTTTAAGGCTAGTGGATATCCGACGTCTATGAAATTAACTTTAATAAATTCGTATACACCCCATATATTTCTTGAAGATG